CTAAAAATTGCGGATAATTAATTCCTTCGCGGATTTGCCCTGCTTACCGCCTACAGTATATTTAATATCAACCACCGACATTTCCATACCTGAAAATACTTGCCGCATCTCAGGGATATCGTTAACCGAAATAATCATACTGCCTTTGATTGATCCGGCTAATTCAGCCATCCTGGCATACTGATCAAATTCAAAAACAACGCCATAACCTTCGGTCCCCCAATACGGCGGGTCTAAATAAAATAGCGTGTGCGGCCTGTCATACCGACGAATACAATCATCCCACGCCAAATGCTCAATATACACACGAGATAACCGCAAATGAGCCGCCGATAACTCTTCCTCGATCCGCAGCAAATTTAACCTGGGCGCGCTCGTGGTAGCCGTACCAAATGTCTGCCCCGAGATCTTACCGCCGAAAGCCATTTTTTGCAGATAGTAAAACCTTGCCGCCCTTTGGATATCGGTCAACGTTTCAACGTGCGCCAGCTTAAGCCACTTATACATCTGCCGACTGACTAGCGACCACTTAAACTGCCGGATAAACTCCTCTAAATGATTTTGCACAACACGATATAGATTAACCAACTCACCGTTAATATCATTGATTACCTCAACACGCACCGGCTCTTTCATGAAAAATAGCGCCGCGCCGCCAGAAAACGGCTCAACATAACACTCATGAGCAGGGAACATTGGCAGAATGTGTTTGGCCAAACGCCTTTTACCGCCTACCCAGGGAATCATTGGATTTACCATTATAAAACCTCTTTGTCTGACGCTCTAGGCGTACTGATGAGAGGCTCGATGGCCTTCAGATGATTAATCGCACCGCACCTCGGGCATTTTATCGATAAACAAATAAACTCGCCTTCAGCCAACTTTTTACTACATTTCCCGCAACGAATTTCCATCTTATAACGCTCGCGTGATAACCTAGCTCCGCTGTGTACACAGCACGGTGCCTAGGCCAAACGCAGGCTGGTTCTGCGAGAGGTGGCTATTAATAGTGCAGTAACACCCTTAATAGTCGCACCGTCTTAAATCATAAATTCAAATGACGCTCAATAATACCGAGCACCTCTGTTTTATCAGCCGCCGAAATACCTAAATATGGACGAGCCGGGATATCGCCCCACAAATGCGGGAACTCCTCTTTCGTACCGCCAAACTGCATCATAGCCGCTTGATCCTTATTACTCCCTATCTCCACAGCATAATGCCCATACAGTTGATAATGAATGCTATCCATTAACTCACCGGTTTCGCCTGTTAGTGGCCTAGCGTGGCCTTTTCGATCAATAGTAACATCACTATTAGCTGCCCAAAGCACCCCATCAGGACTGGTTGTCGTACCAAACCGGCGCTTGGTAGACTCAGTCATCATCTCGCCAATCTCGGCCAGCGCCGGGCGAATATTACCCACCCTATCGCGCAGACGTTGCAGAGCAGCGATTACCTCAGCGTCGTCGTAGATTATTTCCATGATTGCCACATGATTGATTTATACTTAACCCGCTCACCGTCGGCTCGGCTGCCGACCCCTTTCGCAGCAGCGATTGATGAGGGCAAGCGCGGGTGCCTCCCGCGCGGTGAGTCACCGTTCAACTTTTACAGCCCCGCCCGGCGGTTTGCCACGCTCATCGATAAACAGCGTCAAAAAATAATTCTTCTGTCCGTCCATCGTGCGTTTTAATGCCGCCCGATAGATAACACCGTCCAGCGCCAGATAAATCAAACGCTCATCGCCTTGGCGATAAACCTCACCCTCTTCCAAAATGGTCTGTATCTTACGATAATCCGCCAAACCTATTTCAGGGTGACTAAGCAAGTGCGTGGACAAAGAATGCTGCGACAGCAACACCGTCGCAGTATCCGAACCCAATAACGCCTGATCCTCAACCGGCAGCACCGCGACCGGAAACTCACCGTGCAGCTCACCGCTAAAGAAGCGAGCAAAAATAGAGCTGTTGACCAAATCCATCACATTTGAACGGGCCAATTGCCAAGGCAGGTTTTCCATTTTTTGCTGTCGAAAGCCTATCAACTTGTCAAGATTGCTTTTCCCCGGCGCGTAATCCCAATCTGGATCGACCCTATTGAGTACGGTACGCATCTTGCCATCCTTATTTATATAAGTATAAGTATCGCCACTGAGCGGTTTTGCGCCTGTATACTCATCGGCGGTAACCGCCGCAACCCGGCAACGGCAGCCCCAGCCATTGGGAGGAAAATGCGTGTGCCACCACGGATCGTCATAGCGCAGCACCGTCCCTGACCATGCTACATGGAGTTCGCGCGGGTGCTGGACCGTATCGTTATGAATATATTTCCAGTAAGGACGACCTTTAAGCAGATCGGGATCGTGTAATTGTTGCCAGCGGCCGGCGGCATAACTGGCCGACAAATTGGTTTTGTAAATCACCCGAGTCCGCCAGTCGCGTCCGGCCTTAGTATCGCTACCCGTCCAACCTTCCCAGCCGTGTTTCTGCACAATCGCCTCGAATTCCTTTCGAAACCAGTCAATGGTCTTGCCCTCGGCGATGGCTTTGTCCACCGCTTTGCGCAGATCATTCAACAGATCAGCTTTCATTGCCCCGGCCACCACAAACGCGCGATCATGCGCCTCTTTTAGAATGTCATCGTAACGCTCGGTAGGCAGGTTTTGCTTCTGCCTAAAAAAATCGATTTGTTCCGGGAACGGCAATTTAAAACTGCCGTCGCCTCTGGCGTTAAAAGCAGTCTGGGTAGGAGATATAGTTAACGGCATGGCTCACACAGCCTGGCTATGTCTACCAGATATTCGGCTAATTTAGGCGGCGTATGTTCCCTATCGGGCCTGAAACATGACTTTCGATAGCCGTAATCGCCGGGTTGCAAGCGGCTACCATCGGAGCGCCGCCCATGAGAACCGATAATACATGCCTCCGGCCCCGGCGATACCGGCATCAACGGCATGGATTCAGGGGTAATGCCGACGATATATAAAAAAGTCGGCTTTTCCGCCGTATGTCCGAAATTACATTGAAAGATAGGCAGCGTCCAACCGCCGAACTCATCAACCTCATTCGGTAACGGCAATTTCTTGGCCGCCCATAGCTTTGACTGCTTGGGATGCTCCAGAACGCCGCCAAATTCCCGAACCCTATCAACCGCCCATAGCGCCAGCTCCTTCTCATTTTTACGGGGCTTAGCCATATGGCTTAACTGTCCCCAGGCGCGACAGGGCGGATGGGCTACAACGGGCGTTCCGCCCGGCCACTGTAAAGCGTCGCGGTTAATGTCCCAAACGTCACAGCCGTTGATGCTTTTATAGTTGCTGTCGGTTCTGGCAAATAGCACAGACACTAATTTAGCCATCAGCCACCCTCACTCACATCAAATCGCCCAGCCAGCTCAGCCGCAGCAAACCCCAGCGCCATCACATTAGACAGCTCATCACTATCCAAGCCACCATAACCGTCCAGCAGCTTAGCGCTCAATGCCTCTAACGAATCAGCTTGATCCACCAGTGCAGTAATTTGATCGATCATTGTCTTAAACGCACCGCCGGCTTCGGTCGCGAGCTGATCAGTCATCGCCGAAACCGGCGTAGGATCAACATCATCCGGCCCAGGCTGCATACTATCCGCCTCGGCAAACGCAGCATCAGGCGTAGCCGTGGCATCCGCCGACGGCGAATCGGTCGGCGGCTGTGCTGGCGGCTTAACAGCCTCAACCTCCATATCATACGTTTCAGTGACATATTTCAACGTCGGCTTATAGCCCATATCGTAAATCACTTTATCCCTATCCACTCTTGACTTCAGGTCTTCCGCTTCCTCCACTTCACGCCACACCTTAGGCTGCGCCGCCCCCGGAAAATTCCACTCGCACAACCATTTAACGACAGATTGATTGAACGAAGAGCAAATCAAATCCGCATCGGCCGCCGTAATATCCGAGCGCACTTCCGAGGCCATATTATCCCCGCCCAACTTGCCGGCCGTGGAGTCCGTCGTACTGGCATGGCCTAAAATCACCTTGCTGATTGCCGCATCCATACGGTCATACAGCGCCGTATAATCAGCAGAACCGGAACGCGCCGCCTCCAACAGATCAATGGTCATGCCGTCAGGAATAATGACCCCGCTGTCCGTTTGGATAGCCGCCAACGCATGTAACAACTTTTCTTTTTCGGCTTGCAAAGACCCCGGCGGATATTTGCCTACAGCGGTCGGCATGCCGAATTTTTCCAAAAAGATCAACCAGAATTTAATACCGTTGCGCTTAAAAAACGTTGGCCAATACAGCCAGTGGGCCAAACCCAGGCCATACGGCGAATCGTCATCATCCCCGCCGGTTGAAAAAGCCCAAAACTTGCGATCGGGAACCGCCTCGCCCATCGGATTCTCCGACGTCAGCAGACGCAAATCGCCATTAGGCGCAAAACCGAACCGCCTGACATTCTTGACCTTAATATCAGCCAAGGCAATATTCGCCCCGTCCCTGGCCCACAAACATTCCGCCATCGCATGGCCGTAAAACAACCCTGTCCCCAGCATCTTCTCATTAGCCCGATCAAAGTTGATATTGCCCAGCTGCTCGGTAATAAAATCTGCCGCCGCCTTATCCTGACGCTTACTGCCACCGGCCAGCACATTCCACTCCTTACCGGTTAACGCCAATTTGCGCTGTTGCAAGGCCGTTTGTACCTGATCGTCACGGCGAGTTTCGGCGTAAACGCGCAGATCGAAGCCGCGCTGCTTCTGGATCGGGTCAGTTGTCGGCAATAAAGGCAGACTATCGACATAGCCTAGAGTGATGTCCCGGCCGTTTTCAGTAGTGGCCACCTCATCAAAAATAGGCTGACTGGCGGCAAAAGGCTTTCCGGTTCTTGAATCGATGATATTCATAGCTTAATTTTTAACATTAGATTTAGGCAAAACGCCGCCTTCAAACACAATCCACACCGTCAGCATCGGCAGCACATTAATACAAAGCCGCTTGTTGTATGTCGAGTGATGCGCGCCGATCCAGACGCCATACCGGTTAAATAGAACGCCTACTTTCACCACACAAACCCATCAAAATCATTCATTCCGCGCACCGTACCGCGCTCGACATTAACCAAATCCTTAACCTGCCCCAGCTCGACAAAATAGCTGCGCTTAACGCCGGTAGCCTCAAACTCAATAGGCCCGCCCTCGGCCAGCGTGGCGATATACGACATCAACCCGGAAATAGCACTATCGCCATGCCGTTTTAAACCGTTTTTGCCTTTATCATGGCCGTTATCCATCGTCGGATTGCCTTTAACCAGCACCACCCGGCGATGATCCGCGATAGCGTCTTCATCCCGAGCAATCAAAAACGAGCGCTGCTCAAGACATTGATGATATTTCGGGAAAAATTCCATATACATCGCAGCAGTCGCCATCAGGCACGATACCCGGGCTTTGCCTTTCAACTGCAACGCGGCCTCTGCGTGAGACTGGCCGTTGCCGCGTGCATCGAACGCCGCATGATGCAGCATCGGTACATTATCTAAAACGTAATCGCGAATTACGGCTTGCACGTCAAAAGGAATATTGTGCAGTTCCAGCTTGAACGCCATCGTCCAGCGGGCAGGGTCGCGTTTTTGCAATATATCTATCACCGACAAATCGCCAGATCGACCGAAGTCCTGACCATAGACCGTCTTGTGCATCGTCATATTATCGATAACCGGCTTCAGGTTATCCGTAATCCACTGCGCCGTTTCTGTCAGCCGATTCTCATCAGTGACAAACTCGGCCGGCTTAGACCAGCAAATCACCGGCACATCATCAATCATGCATTGCTCAAGCAGCATTCGCGTAAAATAAGCGCCGGAACCGCGCTTAGCGATACAGCCCAACTCCTCATTAGCATCTTCCTGGCTGGGATAGCTCGCATATTGTTCATCCCGCCATTTTTGCTCAGCTTGCCTAGTCCATTCACGGCCCGTCACCAGACAGATACGCTTGTAAAATCCCTCTGCAATCGCTTTGTCAAAATCGATATGATGCAAGCTCCATGTCGGTAGCTTGCCAGCCTTAACCTCGCGTATTAAATCGAAAAAATCATTCTCTTCGGAATTATGCGTAGAGATAATATCGACCCGGCCACCCCACATCAAAAACGCCAGCGCACCCTTAATCACCTCGCGCAAATTGCGGTGAAACGCCGCCTCATCAATCAATGCATGACCTTGACGGCCTCGCCAGTTCCATGGCGACGACGATAGCGCCTCATAAATATGGCCGCTGGCGAACGTCAGCCGAAACCGGGTAATATCTTGCCGCGTTTCGCTGATCACTTCATTTTTTACCTCGCGCCTTACTTCGCGCTCGCGGCTAATATCGATTGCAGAACAAACCATTCCATACGCGCGGGCAAAGGTCAGCGCATCGCCGATATTCTCAGCGGCCATACCCATGTTATAGCCCATGTAATACTGGTTCATGCCGCGCTCGGCCGCCGCTTCCAACGCGCCTTCAGCCGCGATACAGCCCCATGACCAACCAATTCGGCGCGACTTTTCCGCGATGCGGACATTAGATTGATCCAGGTGCCAGCGGATTTGATAAGGCAGCAGAATTTTAGGGACTTGCTCGGGCGGCAACTTACGCGTAGCGCGTAACGCTTGCTGCTCATCAACCAAATCGAGCAGGTCTTTTTTTTCACCTGCCGAAACCTCGATAGGCTCTACAGTGACCGGTTCTACTTCGCTCATTTTCCGCTTCTAGGTAAGCTGGCCAACGTAATTAACAGCGCAAACATTATTGCCAATAACGCATCTAATTGAGAAAAGACCATTACCCGGCCTCGACTTCAACGCCCAGGAACTTGGCCCGGATCGCAGCCCAATCGGAGTCGGACAACCCGGCCTTTTTAGCGATAGGCTCAGCCTCTGCCGCCGCAGCTTGCAGCTTGGCCTTGGCTTTTTCAGCCCATTGTTTTTGCAACACACTGGCCTTTGTCATATCCAGCACCGACCGTGCGCATTCTTTCAGCAGCCCAACCCGTTCAAACGGTTCCGCCTCATCCAGATCCTGCAACGTCACCATCACATCAAACAGCTCGGATTGCACCAGCGATATCACCGCCGCTGATCGCAAATCCGCATCATCAGGGGCTGCTTCGGCAATCAGCCGCGCCGCCTCGGTCGAGTTGCGTACGTTCTGTAACCGGCGCTGCAATTTAGAACCGTGCCGATAGGCGGAACTGCGCGAAATCTCCAGCCCACGGGTGGCCAGAAACTCGACCAGGCCCGTGTAATCCTTAAAGTTGCGCTTGATCAGCTCGGATTCAAACTGAGTACGTTGCTCTGGCGTCAGTCCGTCAATTGCGGATGGCTTAGGCATTGAAATACTTCACCGGCCGTGCAATACCCGGCTCCACATCGACGGTATACTCAACCACATCCATGCCGTAGCGCTCCAGCTCGCAAAACCAGCGGCCATCAGGGTGCTTATGAACACTGATTAAATTCCGCTTCTCCAGATAATCCAGATTCTTGCGCACCTCATCCTGCGTCGCGTCCGGGTATTCGGCTTGAACTACCGATAGCACGATGCTTTCAAACGCACCCACCGGACTGGCATTATTCAGCGTTAATAAAATCATCCAGCGGACCGCTTCGCGGCGTATTTTGGCTAAATCAGCCATGACGTTCCCCTTTTAAAATAGCGTTTTCAATGCGTACGGCCAGCCCGTCGATTTTGGATTCGATAACACTCTGATTGCGAATGTAATCATCCCTGCGGACATACTGATTAGGCAGGTCCGCTTTCATCAGTAAAATATCCCGCTCAATACGCCGCCACTCATTCGCTTCAGCTGCGGCGGCATTCTCCAGCGCGGTAAACTTGGTATCCCAATGTTTTTGAGATTCTTTGCGTGCTAAATCTTGAGCGACAAAACGCTCATTCAGTCGCCTATCGAATTGCCCAATCAATAACTTTCCGACCGTGAACATCGCCACTACAAATGCGGTCAGTAGCGGACCGATAGCTTTCAGCAAATCCCATACATCAAACGTCACCGTCATTGCGTTCATTGTCTTGCCCTTATTTCGTGGGCCGTTTGGCAATCAATACAGCGTGCGCAATCGGGAATAACAAGTAAACGTGGCGACGGAATCGCCATCTCGCAGTCTATGCAGACCACTACGCCGCCCAACCAGATTTGCCTGGTTGTATCTTTATCGCGCTGATGCACATATAACGCGGATTCAGTATTTAATTGCGCCAAATCGTTGGCGCTATCGATATGATCAGTCACGGATGATCTCTTATCTTATTGGTTGATTTAATAATGACTTCCAGCTCTTCGGCATACTGCCGCAGCAGCCGATTGCGTGTAGCCAGGCGTTCGTAAACAACATCGCTAACGCAAGTCAGGTCGGTTGACGAAATGGACGGCAGCGCCGGTCGAGTCGGCAGTGGCAGCGCTTGCTGCATGATCCGGATCGGTTCCGGCGTCGTGCAGCCGCTCAGCGCCAGACCAAGCATTAGTAAAATCGTCACGAACAGCCAAATGTGTCGGGTTTGTAGCATCGATAGTTTCCTCGCGGTGGGTTTCGTGAAGCGTTTCCAGCGCCGTATCCAACTGCCGGCGGTTATTAATGACAGCTTCGGCATCATCGGCGCGCTGCCGCTGGCGATCCGCCTCAGCCTTATTCTGCTCCGCCATAGCACGGAAAATGAGCGCAACAATAACCAGGATCAGTACAACACCCAGCCAAACAGCAAATAGAATCATCATGACTCACCCCGCAAGCCGCCAAAGCCAATCTTTGTCGTCGTGGCCAGCGTTAAATAGCCATTAACCAAGGCCCCGCCGATCATACCGATGCCGGTCGCGACAGCGTCAACATCGACGGCCGATAAATCGATCGGCAGATAGTGCGCCAGCAAATAAATAATGGGCAATAGCGCATTAAGCCGCAGCTGGCGTTGTTTCCATGTTGCCGCGTTGGCAAGCGATTCGCCTGCCCGCAAGGCCCGGCAAAACAGCACAACAAACGCCATCATCAGTGGCTCCCCGGCAAAATATGCCCAACCATCGGCGCCATGCCGCCCGCCAGCCAAGCGCCCACATCAAACCCAGGGCACGTCTTTAACCATTCCTGCGGATCGACACGGCCATTGCCATTGGTATCGAGTGAAGTATCGCGATGCCCTAGCACCGTAATACCGGGGTAGCGTTTTTTGAAAATTTCGACTTGCGCCTTGAGCGTCGCCCATTGTTCCAGGCTGAACGCATCGGTGCCGACCATGCAAATGCCGATACCGTTAGCGTTATAGCCAGCGCAATGCGCGCCGGTTTCCAGCTCATAGCGTCCGCACTCAGCCACTCCGTTGACGCGGTTGACCAAGTGATAGCCGATATATTTAAGCCGGGGGCTGTGCTCGGGAAATAGCGACATATCGCGCTTGAAACCGCGCTGCTTGTGCCATAGGTCAATATCCCCCGCCGCGAACGGCTTGCCGTTCGGCGATGCGGAACAATGGATGATTAAAAATCTGATGTGCGCAGCAGCGCGGCGAATACTCATAAAGTTCCCCTTGAAAGAAGGGGCTAGTTTATGAATTTAAGGGGTTAGCGGGTATCCGAAGCGCTTCGGAAGAAGTGAATCTTGCGGCGGATGGAGCTCAAGGCTAGCCTTGAACTCCAAGTGAAATTAACGGGAAATAAACTCCATATCATTCGAATTAGGTAACCGCGCTTCTAATAACGAGAGTAACGCAGATATTTCTTCCGGGTTGATTTGCAACGTATTGCCCGGCTTGATGCTATCGACCAAATGAATAATGCCTTTAAGGGCGTTTTTGGTTTCGTAGAGGGAAAATTCATGGTCTTCGGTCATGCAATAGTGAGAGTGAGCCGTCTGTTTAGTTTCAGCGGGCGTATAGAGCGAGGGGAAATCGATAACGGTGCTCATACCGTACCTCCTTGATTACGGATAGAGCGGCGAATAATACCGGCATTACGATAAAAATGGATCGCTAAGTTATGCACCGTCCAGCCCTGCGCGTGCCATTCCGCAATTTCCTTCTCCTCGGCGGCGGCAATCGGACGCTGAGCGCGTACCGCCCGCGCCAATTCCTCGCGGTTTCGCTTATTGCTCTCTGCGTTGATATTGGCTCTAAAATTAAGCTGCTTGTTTTGCTGGGTCAAATGCTCGATATAGGCGTTGGTTTTTTCCTTGAAAGCCTCATGGCTGTACTGTTGCGAGGCCAGCAATTGTTTTTGCGAGTCCAGTAATTGGTCTTTTATCTCCATTAGCTTTTGCGCTTCAGTGTTGGGGGCGTTATAGCTGCCGGTTTTATGGATAGCAGGAAGGACTTCTGAGGTGAGCCATTTTTTAACCGTCTTGGCTTCGGGTTTGGTGCTTCGTAGGACCGATGACCATAATCCTGATTCGTTAATGACATTGACGCCGCGATTTCCAAAACCGGCGATTCGCAGGTTTTGAACTTCATCCTCATCCAGCTTTTTTGTCATTTCGAATGCGTCGCTGTATTCGAGAATTCCAGCAACTTCTTTGGCAATAAACCACGATGCGCCGTGTTCGTCAGTAATGACAGTTAATTGATGGGATTGGAACGAAAAGGTTTGTAGTGCCGTATTCATGTTAAATTCCTTGGGAAAGTTAAAAACCCGGCAACATGAGACCAATCATGGCGCCGGACTGAGCAGGTTGGTCTACCGGTTCCCCACCGGCCCGCCTTGCGGCGGCCCACCCAGCCCGACATAATGAAGAGCTGAATTGTTGACACAAAAAAACCGCATAAGCGGCCATGTGCCGGAGAATACCGAGAGACCAATCCCGTGCTGAGCAATGCCAGCACAATTAGATTAGCCCTCGGGGTTATTTTTGTCAAACTTTGCGATTAACGGCAAAAAGAGTGATCGACATAATCTTTATGGCCGCTGGCTGTTAATTTATAGCAACCGCCTCTTTTACCTGTGTAATATCCTACATTCGATGACGCAGGGCTTGGGCTCACCGAATAGCTTTGAGAATATGAGTAATTACTTGGATTACTGGTTGTGCAATCTTTTCTTTCCCACTTGTCCTTGGCTTTGCCTTCTGACTCCGTTTGCCACTGCATATTGCTTGGAGCGTCAGCCCCGCCACACGCCAAAGCCGTGACATGATCAATTACATAACCTGGGCAAGGGCCGCTTGTATGTCCATTAGCAGGGCATGGTGACATGCGCTTAAAATCATCTTTAGCTGCCTCGCTTCTTTTTATTCTTCCGTGGCTATCACGCTCAATAATGGGATAGCGTTTCGACAGCGGCGACTGTGTTGAGCTGCTGAGATTATTTTGTAATCGCCGGGTTTTACCTTCAATATGAGGGCTGATAGCGTCTTGCAATCCGGCAGTTAGCTCTGCATCGATGGGCATATCCTGTTTTTCGTAATTTATGTGAGCCGCCTCTAGTCTATCGGCTGCCCGATTAAGCAGGGCCTGGGCTTCCCTATCCGTATGCTTATCGCTAACTACAACCTGCGGTTGGGTTGGGTCTCTAAATATATTGCCAGCGTCAACTGGAACTGGTGGAACTGGTGGAACGGCTTGAACGGAGTCGATGTTGATTTGGTCTGATCGGATAGGCTCGGGATCCTTAAGTATATTAACCAAGTGGTCAAGATTGGCCTGAAGTTCAGCTTGCTGTTGTCGCACCGCATAACCGCTATAAAGAAAATAAGCGCTTAATAAGGTGCCGCCGATAACCCATATCCTGAGTATCTGGAGCAATATTTTAGATGTCTTTGGGTTCATTATTTGTCCTTGGTCAGTCGAAGTCATTTTGACTTCGGTTGAATTTACCAGCCTACGCCAGTGTTTCTTCCAGACTACCGTACCCATTTTGGGTACGGTAGTCGTTGGAATCGATCTCCTGCCAAACCCCGTCACGCTGCATTACTTAAACAAATCCGTCTGCGGCGAAATCGCCACCGCGTTGCAAATCTTGGTCACGGTGCGCTCGGTGACGCCGTATTTGATCGCGATGTCGCCTTGGCTTATCCGGTTAACGTAATAATCCTGCAAAATACGCTGGTTACGCTGCTCTCTGATCGCCTTATCTGCCCTGGCGATCTTTAGCACGCACTGGCCATACACCGCGCACAGCTTGCTAAACTCGGCCAGCGTCAGCTTATCAAACAGCCGATGTCCTTCGACCGGTTCCGGCGGCACATACACATGCGAGCCGGGATACAGCTCCAGCAGCACCAGCGCTGTGCGCTGGTCGGTATTGTCCGCAATCTCCCGCAGCTGGCGCGGGATCAAGTTATCATCAAAATCGAATAGGGCTAGAGACATAAGCTTATGCGGCAGTTGGCTTAACACGTTGCTGCCATTTCTTCAGCGCCTCAATTACGCCGCTGGCTTGCTCGGTACTGAGCCATTGCAGCGCCTCAACGCCGGTCAAGCGCTTAACATAGGCCGCCAAGCTGGCTTCGGATGGATTGCGCACGATACCTTGGTTGTGCATGTCCAGCCATAACGCACGGATTTTCTGGGATTGCGCATCACCGGCCAGCTTACGAGCCGACTTATCGTTGCTGTGCTTGACCTTGAAGCCCGCTTTTTTCATGGTTTCCACGGCCTGGCACAACTGGCCGATATTCATCGTCGTCGCCGAGTATCTGCCAGCTTTCAACGTAGCGCCTTGCATGGGTAGCCAGATGCCGTAATAGAACTCGTCATCCCAGCCCAGATCGGCTTTGCCGACTTGCAGCAGAGTATAATAGTTTTTGCGATTGTCTGTCTCGGAGCGCGGTTTGTAGTATTTACGATTCATTCGGTGGCCTCTTTGCTTTACCCTGCCAGCCCTGCGGCGGGGGGGATTTTTGTTTAGGTTGAGTTGCCCGGGTAATAACCGCGCCGACTGGCTGCAACCCGGCCTGTGCGCCGGAATAACCGGGGCTAAAGCCCCTCCCACGTTGCGCCTCGATCTGTCTGGCTTCTTCCGCCGCCAGATTTTTCTCGACCCTGCCGACCATGATCGACAACAGATAGCCGTTGGATTTCAGCGGCAGCACCAGCGTTGCCGGTTTGTTGCTGACCAGCCGCATCATCTCCGCTTCCCAGGCCTGCGCGGGCATCGCGTAAACAATGCCGTTGCGGGTTAGTTGCCCCGACCGGATCATCGGCATCAGCTCCTCGGTCAGCGCCAGCCGCCGCGACATGCGCAGCGCCTGTTTAGTCGGCTTAAACAGCTCCAGGTAGCGAAACAGCGCACCGATCAGGCTAATCGGTAATTC